AACAGCAGACACATCAAATTCACTCATCGTCATCATCCTTAATTTTTCTTAAAAGGTCATTTATCTCAAATTGCGCGGTTTGTAGACCCTTAATTACGCCGCACAGCCCCCGGTAATCAGCATAGTCTTTAGCTACACCGTCACTCAAAGTTCTTGATAACTCCATAACCCGCTCATTTATTCGCTGGTTTAGGACTTCAAATAGTTTCTGCTCCATGTTCCACCTCCAGTGGTTTGAAAGTAATATGATCGTATTTAGCGGATTTACTCCACACCCTTACATAATTGCAAACTGGCCGCTCTTCGCAGCTTTCGCACTTTTTGTTGTTATTACTGTTATTACCGGGGTGTGCTCGGTATAAATACAATACTTTTGGCAGCCTAGCGATGGGAAATTTCTCCGCTATTTGCATGAATAAATCCCCATCTTCACATGCACTGACCAATTTCTCGTTATATCCGTCAATACAATCCATTACTTTGCGGCGATACATCCCAAAATGCCGCCAACCATGCTGATGTAATTTGTTTGGATCAAAAGTTTTACTTTCTGAGTACAGTTGATGCTCACCTTTTTCGCCAATTTGAGCTAAATCTGAGTAAATTAGACCTACATCTGGAAGCTGATCGAAGCTTCTAACCATCTCATCCAATGAATATCTCTCTAATATGTCGTCATTATCTAGGTGGCAAACTAAATCACCCGTAGATAATGTATAAGCACGCTTTCTATTCTTAACAATCCCTAAGTTTTCATCATTTCGATACGCTTTGATGCGGGAATCATAGGTAGATAACATATATGCCACCTCCCATGTCCCGTCATCAGAGCAATCATCGACAATAATCAACTCCCAGTTCTCATAATTCTGCTTAATAACACTATCGACCGCATATTTAATATATCGGGCCGAGTTATAGGCAGGCATTAACAGAGAAACTAGGGGATTTGTCATTTAGCCTCGCGTCATTTTTGTAATAACGTCAGCTTTAATCTTCTGCTCATTTGTTTTCTGTGCAGAAGCCAGTCGCATTTGCTCACGTGCGTTCTCAGCTTTGATTCGTTCAGCGTCAATCGCCAATCGAGCCTGAGCCAGCGCCATATCAGCCTGATCTTTCGCAGCTTTACGCTTAACTTCCTCGGCTTTGATCTGCAATTCAGCCTGTTGCATCTGAATAAGCGGGTCTTGAGCCTGTTGTTGAGCCTGTTTCTGCTGAGCCGCCGCCATATTTGTCTGTAAAAGCTGTGCACTGGCCTGAGCCACCAGCTTAGACAACTGAACTTCCACATCTTCAGGCAATTCCTTGTCTGGTGGCGGCAATGGAACACCCATTTGCTCTTCAATTTTGCTTCTATACAAGTATCCAAGGTGATCTGCTATGTGCGCTTGCACCGCAGACATGATTTGTTGGGCCATAGGGTTCTGTCCTATCTGCGCCGCAATCATTGGATCCTTCAAAAATGTCGTATGCACCGCTATATGGGCATCGTGATCCTGATAAATGAAGGCTTTTGTTGGTACACCCTTCAAGAATCCCATGTTTTCAGAGATAGGATCCTTTGGATGCTCATCTTCGTCACTAGGAACGAGCTTATCTGCGTTCTTAATCCCCAAAACTTCGATCATTTGGCGGTGCAACAGAGGCAAATTGTAAATCTGAGGCGCACCTTGGGCCAATTGAATGACCGCTTGGTACTGCATAATCCTCTGAGCCATCGTAGAACTGTTGGGATCACTAACTGGAATGACCTCAACCATGTCATAGTCTGACTGTTTTGCTCTTCTGTCGCCTTGAGCTGGATCATATTCATACTCAGTAGGGGCATGATCTCTAATAATAGCCTTCAAGAGCTTAAACTCTTGCTTCATAGAGTAATGAATACGAGCTTGAACCGCACTCATCGTCTTTAACTGTCGCTCTAACAACGCTAGAGTCGTACCAACTGGCGCATTCGCACTCATGTCGCTGACATTCATATCAGCTACAGAACCCAAACGCCTACCTTCTTCGGTAATCTTATCCAACAGTCCAGCTAAAACTTGGCTTGGTTCCTTATAAGGAAGAGCCATGATGTTGTCTTTAATAGATCCACTCGGTACATCAACATCCCTGAACTCACCGGGAGCAATCGGTGTATCGTCTCCCTTGACTCTTAGTCCTCTAGACTTTAAGCCACCAGGCAAATTGCTTAATGTGCCAGCATCGACAAGTTGTCTAATAAGGGACGTACCCGCACGAGCATATCCACCAATAAGATGGATGAACCCAAAGCCGTAAGCACCAAAACCAGGGACATAATCATACTGAACAAAATGCTGTCGCTTAAGTTTCTTTTTGTCATCTTCTTCCCAATTCCTATAAATAGATAAAACTTTATTCGTGCCACGATCAATCGTAATGATGTAAGGCAACGCAATACCATCCTCATCTTCATAGCCTGGCAAGTCATAGTCAACTTGCAATTCCAACAACTGATATCTGTCATCGTCATTCAACGAATAACCTTGCTCTTCAGCCTTCTTCTTCTCCACATCCGTGAAGTTCTGAGTTGGCTCACCCAAATCTATATCACGATAAAAGCCAGCAACCTGTAACTTCCTGATATCGTTCTTCGTCTTTCTCATCACATGAGTAACACGCTCGGCAGTCCTAGCTCCACTTGAACCATAAGGAATAATTACATCCTCAGCAGGCACAAAGATACTTGTCTGTCTTCCCAAGCTAGGATCAAAATAAACTTTTTTGAACGCAGCTCCAGCCAAGCCTAAATTAAATAACATCCTCTCATGCTCAGGACGGTACTCAGGCATTTCTTCAGTCAACTGCAAGTTCATGTCCTCACGAACTCGATCAGCCGCATCTTCCTTTAGCTTAGTAATCGCACCAACAATCTGTGTCTTTACTGGCCCAGCCGCAGGGAATGTTTCAATGATCGTTTCACTCTGAAACCTCACGGCCGCTTCGGTCAAAATTGTAGAGTAAACACCACAAGCGCCACTCCAAGGTTCCGTTCTCTCCTCATACTTCATGCCAAGAACTTCTAGTCCTTTGACAAACATATCTACCCAGTCTTTTCTGGAATTGATATCTGCGTCCACCTCTTCTATCAAGTCAGACCCAATTGTCTCCAACTCTGCATCATCTATATAGTCAGCCAAGTTGCTATTGAACTCATCATCACTCTCGCTAGGCTCCAGCTCAATCTCTAAGCCATCCATCTTCATAGATACTGATTCTGGATCCTCAATCTCAATCTCAATATCTGGGCCAGTCAATGACTCCAACCCCTTGGGCGCTTGGTATAGTGTGTTATCAATCATTCAATACCTCAATAGTAAACATGTTTCTTACGGAATCCTAAAGGCTCATCCTCTTCATCCGATGCCAACCTCAAGAACCCACCTTGCCTGAATCTAATCAGAGCCTGCACAGAACTATCCACCAAGTCATCATGCTCGGCATTCGGAAAAGCAGCCATCTCCTCAACAACCTCAGATGCCCACCTTGTGTCTGGACACCATACTTTACCCGACTTGAACAAATCCGTCACGCTATTTAAACGCACAAACTTATCGTTCCCCCTACTCGGCGTATATTCCGTCACCACAATTCCCATCTGCCTCAACTCGAAAATCAACGGACTACCCGCTGCTTTCGCCTCAATCACAAACGAATCAGGCTCCCATTCCTTATAAAACTTGAACGCAGTCTCCTTCAACTCAGGAAACTCCATCCTCTTCTTGAACGCATCCAACAGAATAATATTCATATCCTTTTGGTCTTCGTTCAAATAAAACACTCCCCATGTCGTACACGCAGAATAATCCGACCTTTCATTCTTCGTGAACGCCGTATCCCAAGACTGAATAATGAACCACAAGGTGGCGGCTTGTCATCATGCCATATCTTCCACCACTCCCTCTTCACCAGCGCACCTTCCTCACCTGTCGGTTGTTGCTGATACTGAGCATTCCATTTCGCTGGAGGCAATTCCTCCCTCAGCGCATTCAACTCCTTCAAACTCCAGAACTCAGGCCATAAAGGATTCCCACTCGGCATAATGGCAGGAAGCTCAATCACCTCCCACTCCTCCCCCTTATCCCGACTCAACGCATCCTTTAATATCCGTCCCGTTAAATCCCTCTCACCCCACCTCGTCATCACAATCACAATCGACCCACCAGGCTGCAAACGCTGCCGTGGCCCAGATGTATACCACTCATACACCCGATCAAATACACTCGGATCCCCCAAAGCAGCCTCCTGCTCAGAATGCGGATCATCAATAATAAGTAGATCAGCACCCTTACCCGTTACAGTTCCCCCAACGCCAATCGCAAAATATTCCCCATTCCCGTTTGTACTCCAGCGACCCGCCGC